TGTGTGGCCGCCATCGTCTGAAAAGCGGAGCATGACTTGTGGGTTAGCGCCTTGGGTAGCAATAGCTTCTTGGTCTGCAATTAAATAATCACCGCTTTCGGTAATTAAATAATCGTCAGCTTCTGTTTGCAAATAAATTGTTTCGTTGACAGGCAACCCATTTAACCCTACGCCAGACTCGCAGTCTAGTTGCATCATGTGCTGGGTTGTCCGGCGCAGATTGTTCTGGCCAGTTGGCAGCGCGCGCCATGAGCGTAGCCACTTTTGAATGCCGCCGTTGTCACTAAAGTCATCTAGATCAAAAGCGTAGATGTTGCCATTTTCAAAGTCGCCAACAACAATATTGTTGTTAAACGCCATTTGGCAATTGCCACGGTGACGGGTAAACGCGCCACTATCAAAACCCGCACGCTCATGCCATGCTTGTGTGGCCGCATCATAGACCCAAGTGGTATTAGCACTAGGGAAAACCAGTACATAAAAACTGTGGCCGTCTTGCTGGTATGTGTAGGCAATAGCGTCCGACAGATCGGCATACTGCTGAATCTGCCACTCAACAGCATGGGTTGAGATACGCACGCCTGCATAACCATTGGCGCGGTAGACAATACCTTGGCCACGGCGGTCACGGCCAAGCCAAAACAGGCCGTTATCCATCTTGGCGATAGAGTAAGGGGCAGCGCACCCTAATTCGTTAAACGCGCCTTGGATGCGCTGTAATGGGAAGTCTGTGGCGCCAGAGTCGTACCAGACTTCAATTGAATTTGTGCCAAACGCCCAGACTTCGCGGAAGTTAGATGTTACGGCAACCAAGCCGTCAGGAGAGCCTTCGGTGCTGGCAAACTCCAATGGGTCAATGGATGTGCCGTCTAGCAACTGTGTCACCCACAACTTTTGGCTGTTTGGCTCGTTAAACACAAAATAGCCATCTAGATAGCAGACAGTCACAGCGCCTGGGAAGTCTGGGTCAATAATGGGGCCAAAGGCGTTTGTCGTGTTGTTGTAAATGTAGCTAGGGCCGTTGGCCGCAATGAACAGTTGCGTGCCGTTGTCAGCCAGACTGACGGGGCCAGTACCGGTTACCGAGCCAATTAGCGTAGCAACATACGAAGTGCTGATTTTGTAAAGCTGTGTGCCTGACACGACAAAAGCCGAACTGTCGTTAGATGAGAATGCCCACAGGCCGCGGATCGGGCCGTTGCCAATGGTGTTAAGTAACTTTAAACCAGGGGCGCGGTTCAGAAACGCAGGCTCTTTACCGGCCTCTGGGACGATCTCTGGAAACAGATTGACCATCCGAGCGTCTGCCGCATTGACAGACCGCGCAACGTATGTGTTGCCCAATATAGGCGTCTTCATGCTATACTCCTATTTACATTAAATAGGGGCATAGTATGGAAACATGGAAACCAGTTTTGGATTTTGAAGGGTTGTACGAAGTGAGCGATCTTGGAAACGTGCGCCGAATTGCTAGAAGCAAAACGCTTGACGCTACCAAAATTCCAGACGCTAAACAAATGTTTGAACACGGCGCTACCCTTAAAGAAGTTGCTACTTTTCTGGGTACGAGTATACCCACCGCGCATTCCATTAAGCAAGGTAAAACTTGGGTTGGCGACAGCGCACATCGCCCTCTTAAACCTCGAAAAGATACCAAGCATTATTTGCAAATTGATTTTGTTCAAAATGGTCAATACACTCGAAAGCGCCTTCACCGTGTAGTTTGGGAAGCGTTTAACGGGCCAATTGAAGGCCGATTGGAAATAAACCACAAAGACCTTGACCGCGCCAATAATCGGTTGGACAACTTGGAATTGACTACGCATCAACAAAACGTCAAGCACGCAATTGACGCCTACAAAGACAAAGGTCTTTTGCGGGCGGTTAAAGGGACTAAAGGTTTTATTGCAGGCAAACATAGCAACTATAGTTGTTAATAATTTCCTGCGTAAATATTGAACCTTTGGCGGTTGGCCACCAATGCGTAAGGCAGTGCCATCACATCATCAGGGTTGTTGATGCGCTTCAAGTCACGCTTGGAAGTCATCGCAATGCGCTGCACTTGGGGGCTTGGCTCAACGCCAAACTCGGGGGCAAACTCCATGGCCAAGTTGTATGTAAACGCACGCAGATAGCCTGGTGGGTAGTACAAAATCGTTGACAAATCAGCAGGGCGGTTTAGTTCTTCAACCGACACAAAGTGAAACTCTAAGTTTTGCGTGGGCCTTGGATAGACGTACATCTCAATGTCAGGAAACGTCATGTTGACCCACATCACTTGTGGGTAAGTGGACGTTACGGTCTTAACAGCAATACCGTTGTACTGCTGTTGATTGATAAACTTGATGCCATACGACACATTGTTTGGCGCTCTGAAGTAAGTAGAGTCGTCAAGCAAAATGGGGCGGTTGCCTACAAAGTCACCAGTTGGGCCAAGGGTGCGACTAATAATGCTGGCAGGCCATGTGAAGATTTGATCTTGCGTGGAAAACACAGATAGACGTTCTGTGTTCCAACTGTCAATCATTTGATTGAGCGCCATCAAGGCGTCTTGTGACGTAGCCGCAGAGGGCGTCTCACCTTCAGCAAGCACGCCAAGGAGCCGAAGCGCCCGATTGATTTGTTCGCCAGCGGTGTACGTTGTCATGCTTAGACCTCTTCAGTAGTCACTTTTCGACGGCGCTTAACTTCCAGCACGTTTACAGGAGCCGCTTCAGGTTCAGAAAGCGTGTCTGGATTGTAGCGTGTCCAGCCATTTTTTTCATCAACTTCTGCTTCAATATCCATAGTCGCTACTTTAGCGCCGTGGATAGGGTGTTCAAGGTAGATTGCGGCCATTATTTCTCCAAGGGTGTGGGTTCGGGTGCTTCAAGACGGGCAATTAACATCCGATATGCAGAGATCGTGGACTGAGCCTGAATTAAAAAAGTACGAGCCTTTTCTGCTTCTCGCTCAAGTTCCTCGATCTCGCAAACCAAGAATTCCTTGGTGATTTGCATTATGCAAACGTAGCGTAAGCAGGAACGTAATACACAGTGCCGCCAATCATCACTTTGATTGCTTTAGACACAGTAGTTACGCTGGTTGCTGTGGGGGCGCAAGTAGCAGCGGGAGCAGTGTCAATGTTCATCAACAAAGGAATCTCGCCAGTGTTTGAGCCGCTGTCAGTCACACGAATAAACGAGGCTGTAGCAGGCAACGAAGCATTGACTGTGTAGTTAGTATCTAACTGAATAACAGCCAAAGTACCGCCAGGGGTTGCATCAGTGCCGCCCAAAGTAGCACGAATAGCGTTAGCCGCACCAGAAATAGTGGCCGCAGAGCCGTCAACTTCCAAAGAAATGTGAGCGCCGTTAATAGTACCGGCAGCAGCAGCGCCAGCGCCAGTCACTACGGAGAACGCACGAAGCGTTTCACCAGAGCCTGTGCTTGTGAAAGTCAACTTGTTGTAGGACAAGCGAGTATCACCACTGGCCGCGCTAGTCGTAGCGTAAGAACCGTTCAACACACCAGAAGATGTGAGCGCGATAGGATCGCCAGACGAGCCAACTTGTACCGAATCAAATGCTGGGTCAGCGAATGCAACGCCAACAGCTTTAGTATTTGCCATGATTAAATTCCTTTATCAATTCCAAAAGGGAGAAAAATAGGAGCCGAAGCCCCTATTTTGATTAGCCCAAACGATACACAACGTAAGTACCGTCACCAGTCTTACGGAAGCGGAACAATTGGCTAGTTGTTACAGCAACAGCAACCAAAGCGTTGCCGCCATCAGTTACACCAGTGCTAACAGCCAAAGTCACCGTGCCAGAGCTAGTGCCAATGTTGACGATTGACAAGTCAAACGTGCTACCAACAGTAGCGTTTGGAACAGCAGCGTCAATTAACGCGCCCGTAGGCAACGTGTAGGTAGCAGCACTAGAAGAACCAGGGTTAGCCACCAACATCTGATTGACAATTTGCGCTGCTGTCAGGGTTGCTGTAGCAGTAGCAGTTTGTGGGGCGGCCATTGCGCCCATGATAGTTTCTTGACGGTTGCCTGCACCAACTTGGTAACCGCCTGCGCCATTAGGTAATGCCATGATAATTTCCTTAAAAAGATGTTACGAAAAACGGGGCCGAAGCCCCATTAAATTAGCCCCAGATGCGGCAACCCATTTGTGGGCGGATTGTGCTGAAACCGTACAAGACATCAATACGGCAAGGCATTCTATCGTTATTTATATCGTATTGCCTCACAATTCTTAGGGAAATACCGTTATGAACTGCGCGGGCAGCCATGTCAACACCTTGGGGCAACAGCAAGTCAGCAGTTGCAAAGGTGATGGCATCCTTGTGATAAACCAAGTTCTGAGCGTACTGGCTAGATGCAGCGCCCACAAACACAACAGCGGCGCCGGAGACAGGGAAGCTGTCCACGGTGGCCAAAGCATTGGCGGCGGTGTAAATAGGAGCAACAGTCACAACGATTGCAGTGCTAACAGCAGTTGCATCGGCCAAAGCTACAAACTGGAACAACGAACCAGTGGATTCACGGGTTTGTGGGTTCACAGCAAAGCAACCAGCAACAGTAAACACATCACCGGCCTTAACAGTTACGGCAGAGCCAACGGTCAAAGCAATGCTTGCAGCGCCTTCAGAAGACACAGTAGTGGTCACAGTGCCGCCAGTAGCAGCGCGAGTGCCAGTGGTGTGTTGCTTGATAGACTGAGACATGTTGATCTCATCAAAGCCCAACACGCCAGTGCCCATCATGCCGTTCTTGAATTGCTTGCTGATAGTGTCTGTAGGATTGAACAGACCTTTCATGCCTTCAACCAAACCAGCGTTAGCAGCAGGGTTCACGGTAGCGTAACGTGGGGACATCACGGCTGCGTTCTCGTTCAGCTTCTGCTGGGCTTGGAGCAAGACCAAAGAAGTAGAAGGAGTGGTGCCAGGTGTACCAACGGTGTTACCAATGGTTTTGTACGCATTAGCAACGTCAGCATCAATAGAAGATGCCAACTGGCTGATACGAGGCTTCAACACACGTTCTGCGAAGTCATCCAATTGCATGGTCAATTCAGCAGATGTGAAGTTGACACCGATGTGCTTTTGGCTGGCAACGGTCAAAGTGGTGAACTGCTCATTGTCGTCCTGAACTTGCAGGGCGGCGCCGTCAGTTACCAAAGCGCGGTCAGGTAAACGGATACGCAGGGTTGAACCGATCTTAGCACCTTCAACAGCGAAGCTGTCGTCGTACTGGCGGTTCACGTTACGGGTGATCACAAGGTTGTTCTCGAGGATTTCGAGAGATTTTCTTGTGATCATGTCGATCGTCAGAATACTGTTTGACATTTTAAAAGTCCTTTAAAAAAATTAGCGGTTCTGTGCTTCCCACTTTTTCACTTGTCGTTTGCGTTCGGCCTCAATCCACTCTGATGCACTCATGGACTTGGTAGACCGAGGATCAGTTGTATCGTAGGCCGACACTCCAGCGGAGCGTGCGGTGACAGGTGAAATCGGCGCTGGCGCAGATGTCGTTTTTCTAACTGGGGGCGCTGAAACCAATTTGGCCTCAATTTTCCCAATTTCCTTCGCCTGGCTCAATGGCGACATGCGTGAGATGCGATCTGCTTCTTTTGGATTAGAGCCGAGATAGTACGCTAACTCAGGCCCAACGTCCGAAGACTGGATCGTTTCTGCCATCACGTTTGTGATCGGAAGTTTAGGGTTGTAGGCGACTTGTTCAAAGTCGTCGTACTTAGTCCTAGCTTCTTCTTCCAAGTCGTGATAACTCTCAAGAACTTGCGACTGCTGCTTTGCCGCTTCACGTTTGGCCAATAGTTCTTCTGCCTTTTGGTATGCCAATGCTTCGGCATAATGTTCAGGGCTTTCAAACTGATCAACGCTGGCAGTTGGTGCAGCCTTCACGATTTGCGTTTCCGCAGACCGATTTGCTTGCTCTCTTTCCCACTTACGTTGCTCTCTTGCGAGGCGTTTGCCAATAGCAGCGTCAAGTTCCTCTTGC